TGCATCAATGTAATTGATTTTTTCTTCGGCAACAATCTTCTCAATTTCGATTGCAAACTTAGAAGGTGTCAAAAATTTACTTTGAATTGCCTGCTCTAGTTCTTTATTAGGTTCCATAGAGTTCCAGTTTATCTCTAACAAACTTTCTAATGTATTCGGTAAGAAGTTTGATGTACTTTGATTTGTCTCGTTCTTCATAGACGACGCATTCTCCATTTTCACATGCCATGATAATTACAAGTTTTTTGACAGAAATTCCTGTCAGTTCGTACAGCATACAACCATATGCCATGCACTGTACAAAATAGTGATCGATCCACTCTCGTGGTTTTGGTTTTGCTGATGTCTTAAAGTCAATTATTGCTAACTCACCCTCGTATTCTGCAATACAATCGACAGTGCCCGCAATCCCTAACTGTTTACTATATAGGGAACCTTCCAGGGCATGAATATTATTTATATTCTTTAACTTATGTTTAGAGATCTTAAATAAGAAGTCAGAAATAGGTTGAACCTTGGGGAGATTTTCATTCTTGAGATAGTGCTCAGTCAGAGTGTGCATGTCCGTACCACGACTTGTGGCACGTTTTGTTATACGATCTGCTTCTTCATTACCAACCTTTTTTCTCCAATTAACAAAGATTTCCTTATTAAAATGACTGGTCACCGAAGTAATGGAGACCAGTCGGAGAAGTTCTTCTTCATCGGGGACAGAGTAATATCTCACCCCATCAATAGTCTCCCTCTCAAGTTGAGGGAGATTGATATCAATATGATTAAACATTAAAAACCTGATTCCATTTTTGCAGTGAGATATTCTTTGACAAGACCAGAACGAACAATATCATCAATCCCAAATTCGATTATATCAAAAGATGGCATTTTACGCAATACATTCATAAAGTCAACGATACCATTTCTTTCGTTTGATTTATTTAAATCTGATTGTCTGGCATCACCACAGAAACAGATTTTAGTATTCTCACCAACACGAGTGATAATACTGTCAAGTTCATGGAAGTTGAGGTTCTGAAATTCATCAACAATGACAATAGAATTGTCAAGTGTGGTTCCACGAAGGAAAGAAGTAGACCAGAACTTAATTGTTTCCTGTGCTTTTAAATTACCATACAACATCTCAAAGTCGGCATCAGATGGCATCTGGAACATATACTTGACCATATTCTTATATGGAATCTGGTAAATATCTGCCTTATCTTCATGAGAACCAGGAAGGAAACCAATCTCTCTGGTTGCTACAAGAGAACGAACAAGATAGATACGCTCATATGGTGTATATTCATTCAATACATCTTTAAGTGCATTGAATAAAGTGATAAAAGTTTTACCCGTTCCGGCACAACCATATGCAACAATATGTTTTTGCTCTGCATATGAGTCAAATAACCTTTTCTGATTATCAGTAAGTGGATCAATATCCACCAAGTAATTAGAACTTAGTGGTTTCTTTCTTTTCATCTGCTTAGTTGTCAGACCAACTCCAATTGGTTGATCATCCTTTGCAGATGCTCTTTTTCTTCTTGCCATTCTAGATTTTTTTAACGTTTGCTTTGGGTGCTTTGGATGCCTTATCAAGGACTTCATTCCATCCTGGATGTTTATTTACGAGTTTGTCTCTCCACTCACCAACATCAGTTGCCATTGGTGCAGTAGAAGGATCAGACCAATCTCGATGCCAATCAGGATTATCCTCTAGCCATTTGTCCCAATCATGAACACTCAAAACCACCTGTTTTTGCTCACCGGTTTCTCTATGTATTACTGGATATGTTGCCATTGTTAAAAGTTCAAGATGAAATATTTAGACCCATTCTAGGGCTGCGGCACATGTAGGAAACTGCTCCACAAAGATTTTCTTACATGCCTCTGCGATCTCCATGTGCTCCTTCTGAGTGCCGTTAGCAGACCTCAAAGTAATATAGTGAATCCATGAACGGACAGATCCAGACATATACATTCTAGTCGGAGTGGCAAGAGGAAGCACAAAACGAGCACACTCTTTGGCAATACCTTCATCCAACATCTCTCGATATAGATCCATAGACCTAGTAAAGAGTTGCTGCATCTTCATCTCATATTTCTGCTTCTTAAAAGGGTCAACATCATCAATACTATTTTGACGATTCTTGGTGTCTTGTGACCGAAGTTCCGGGAGGGGAATCGTCTCCGAGAGTAGGGAAGAATCAGCATACCGTTGTGAAAATTCTTGATATGTGAACGAACGATGGCGCAGCACTTGAGCTGCCAGACCTCTTGTAGTCTCAATCTCAAGAGTCATAAATGCTTGCTCAAACACAGACCAGTGATTGTGCTTAATACAATAACCCAACAGTTTTGCATAGTTGGGGTTTTCTTGATTATTGGGGTTTGACACACGAGCAACGTATGCCATTGTCTGCTCCGCATCAGGAGTTACACTTACCAGTTTTACACTCATTTACCAAATCCTTTAGAATTTTCTTTTTCAATATCAGCAATCTGCTGTTTTACTGCACGTAATTGTGATTTCATCTCTTTTATATTCTCTTGACTATAGAGATGATCTTGCTTGATTAAACGTTCAAGCAACTTTATAAGTTCTTTTGCTTTTTTAGTCTGGGTATCCATCGTCATCATTAAATACTTCGTCGTAATCGTGGTAATAATGTGGAGGATCATCAGAATCTTCCTTTTTATCCACATAAGCACTCGGATCTGAATATACCTCTGCCTTCAATGAGTCAACAAGCAATTCAAGATTTCTGACAATGAGTTTTAGTCGTTCTTTCTCCATAGCAATGTGCCGTTTCACCACATTATAACATAAAAAAAGAGGGGATGAAACCCCTCCGTAATTATTTGGAAAGAACTTTGATCTCTCCGTATATCAGTGAAAGAAATGCTACAGAACTTAGGGATACGATCCCGGCAATTTGTAGTGCTTCCATATCACTTTACATAAGTGCGACCACGATAGCAGAAAGTGCCGTGAGACTCTTTTGCTGGTTTGCGAACTTCACACTTTACACCACGATATGCGGTGTGAGTGATCTGTGCATCGTGAATAGCAGATGCTTTGTTGATCTGCTTCTTGATGAGTTGTAAGGTGTTCATTTGTCTTACTCCTGAAATACTAGGTGAAAATTAACCTTCTCTGCTTACGCAGGATCCGTTTTTCCCGTTCCTTCAGTCGTTTGCGTCCCAGTAATGATTACACTCAGGTACAGATTCCTTTACGGTCTCTACTAACTCTACAACTATATGTGGAGGTAGTTCTGATGTGTTCTTTTGAATTCTGAGCATTAATGCATCAGCATCCGAACAAAGCATACCAGAGTAAAGAAGTAAATCAAACATGGGATGAACGCTCCGTTCCGCGACTTACTTGCGTCCCACAGAGTGGGATGAACGACAGGTCTATTATAGACCCTCTTTAGTATATAGTCAAGCACTGTTGTATTTTATGATACAATCTGAAAAAACCTTAGAGGTCAAAAATTTTGGGGAATTTTTTTTCCGATATTTTTGGAATCACTTTCGCTTTTTGGTTTCGGGTGCCTTTACACCATATAGTTTAGGGTTGATCCTACCCTCAGTCTGATTCATGGTCACGAAACCTTTCTTATACTTATCATAGTAGTGATCAAAGATTTCAGATTGCTTTGCTGCTGCAGCAATGTCATAAGAACTAGCAACACCACCGTCAACTTTATATTCAACTAAGAATGAATTATTAGGTAACTCTCGATCATTTGCCTTGTCTGGATCACAATTTTCAAACAAAATTTTCATAAGATTCACGAACGTCCTCCCCATTGAATGTCAGGATAAGCTTCTGCAATAATTTCTTTTGTAATTTTATATCTATCAGACAGTTTCTTATCTTTACACAAGCAAAGAATCTCTGCCTCTAATGGATGAAGACCCTCAAGAACATTAATGAACATTGTTTCACGACGAACAGCATTCAGTCCTGGATTACCATTCTTTGTAAAGTGATAGAAGTTTTTATACTCTCTACGAATAGAGGTATGACCATTCTTATCACCAGAACCCATTGAGAAAGATTCGTTCTCGTGCATTCTACGAATTGACTCATCAATTTTTGTGGAAAGAGATCCATTATGAGATGCCTGATCTTCAAATCCAGAATAAGGAACATCTCCTTCCGGAAGAGCTGATATTACACTCTCATCAAAGTTCCAGATAAAAATAACTTTCAATGAAATATGCTCATACTTCCTGAGCACTTCAATTTTTTTTGCTTTGCTTCTCTGTTTAGAAATGAGATCTAAAACTTCAAATGCAAACGGATTATTTGGCAGATCTAATGATGCTGCTTTAGTCTTCGTCGTTTTCTTCTTCGGTGTCGTAGTCATAATTTTCAAAATTAAATGCGATTACTTCATCAGGTATTAAGTTACCTTGCTGGTCAAACATTTCTGGATGTGGTCTAGGCACTTCCCGATAGTTCATCATGTATTCTCTGGCAGTCCAACCACCTATTAGTCCCACGATAAGAAATAAAACGGTTAGAAATGAACCAAAAACTAAACTAGCTGCTAACATTTTTCTTTCTCCGGGAAACTACTTTTCTTTTCCTTGTACTGATGGAAAATTCGAAATAGATAGTTACTTCCCTTCTCAGAAAGCAAACCATCTTTTCAAAAATGATATGAAATGGTTGTGTCTGCTTTCTCTTACCTCCATTAAGAAAGAATTCAACACCACGATTTCTGTGGTCGTTGTTTTTATTTATGTTAAGATTTGATGACTTGTCGTTCTCTGAGAAATTTGATTGTGTCAACACATCCTCCCAATTTTTCATCATCACAAATTACTTGAGGAAAAGTAGATCCCTCCCCAAACTTAGCATAAAATTCATCTCTCGTAAAGTCCTCATCAAGAGTATGACTCTCGAAACTACTACCGGTCATTTCCAGCACTTGTTTTACTTTATAACAATAAGGACAATTATTCTTAGAATATACAATAAAGTTCATAAATTAATAGTATCAAAAATTAGAGTGCACGAATAGCCGTTGTTGCCTCAGTCATCTTTGTGTCTCCTGCCGCATTTTTTGTTGTGGCAGTATCAGTATCACCACTTTCTTCGGCAGTTCTTGCTTCAGAGTACAAGGTTAATGCTTCAGAATATGGAGTCCATACAGTATTATATTGAGTTTCATTTAGGACCTGAACACTATTCTTACTACCGTTTGCGATGGTAGAAACTGAGGTAGAATCTGGCAATTCAGCAAGCATTATATCAACACCATCAGAATCTGTCAACCAAACTTTAACATCCAGTCCTGCATATTCATTTACGGGATGACGTTTGTATTTTGGATTAGATGATGTCTCACAGCAATATGATCCTGTATCTGCATCAACATAGTAGTGTTTAATATATTGCATTTTTTTGTGGTAACTTTCAATTATTTATCAAGATACCATACTTTTGAGATAGTTCATGATTTTGTTGCTCCATCGTCTGAAATCCTTTGACTGTAGCCCAGCATACAATACTATATCTCATTCCTTTTGTTACCGGTTCGACTCCGTGCTTGTAATGATGATTGGATGGAAAACAAACTAACATTCCAGGTTCAGGTCTAACACGAACATGATGATCAGGAAAAATAAAATCACCACCCTCGAAGTCATCATTTAAATAAAGAACCATTGAGATATCACGATCCGTTGATTTCTTCCAGATTAAATCACCATCTGGTGTTGTCCATAATGATTCACCATCAATGTGAGGTGTATAGTGTCCACCAATGCCATAAGAAAGAATTTGAGGTATTTCACTTTCAGATATTTCAATACCATAGAAAGGATTAATAACTTCCCTCACCATATTTTTGAATAAGTCAGCAATTTTTGGGAATAGTGGTCCCATCTCAACGTGCTGAGTATCACGAACTTCTTTATTTACAATCCATTCTTTTCCACCGGTTTCGTTTGACTTATGCGGATCAAAAACGGAAAGATCAGTTTTATTTGTTCTCTCGATGTGTTCTCTTATTTCTCTCAGACCATGTTCATTAATAACATTTGGTTTGATAAGGATATATGACAAAGGATTATCAATCATGTAGATTTTTCTTTTATTATAACACTAATTATATGATATTGGGAGCAAAAGCTATACTAGCTGTTGGAAGTCCATTTGCTCTGGAACTTGCTGCAGCCGGCACAGATTTCGCAGAAGTCAATTCAGCACCAGGAACTACTGCTGTGGTATCTGTTGAATAAGTAACCTTATCCATTGTCGAAATATTATTACTAGCATCTTGACCACCACCAAAGTATCCATGTGTTGAATTACCTGTTGCACCTTGAACAACACGACCACCAGTTAAGTTTGCACCAGGAACTGCAGCAGTGGTATCTGATGAATAAGTTAACTTATCCATATATGATGAACTACCTTCAGGAAAACCAGCGTCAGTATAACCACCACCACCAAAGTAACCATGTGTTGAATTGCCTGTTGCAGCAATACCATAACGACCAGAACCACCAGCATCACCAGAAATAAATGCACTAGGAGCTGCAGCAGTGGTATCTGTTGAATAAGTAATCTTATCTACTCTAGTATAATGTGCAGGGTCATCATATCCACCACCAACGTATCCATTTGTTTCATTTCCTGTAGCACTAACAGGATAACGTGAAATACTTAAGTTTGCACTAGAGGGAAGAACTGCAGTTGTATCAGATGAATAGGTGACCTTATCTACTGAAGATACCGAACCCGCTGGTGAAACACTAATAGAGTAACCACCAGCAAAGTAACCTTGTGTTGAGTTTCCTGTGGCAGCTGCGTTGTAACGAGTAACACTTAAGTCTGCTCCAGGAACTCTAGCAGTTGTATCAGATGAATAAGTGGTCTTATCCATTGTTGAACCTATGTTGCCTGAAATGTTACCACCACCAAAATAACCGTGTGTTTGATTTCCTGTTCCCGCAGCACCATATCGTGCCTGAGTTAAGTTTGCACTGGAAGGAACTGCAGCAGTCGTATCAGTAGAATAAGTGAGTTTATCTACTGTTGATAATACGACCAAAGGTGACGCCTGAACAAGACCACCAGCAAAGTAACCGGTGTCAAATCCGATTGGTGTAATAATTGGAGAAGTGCCGGGAGATGATGTTGTTACTGGTGGATCAACAACAGGAAGTCCGTTATCCCTGGTGCTTGATTCACCCATACGATCTCTATTATTGTGAGTTAAGTTTGAACTAGAAGGAAGTGCTGCTGTGGTGTCTGATGCATAGTCACACTTGTCAAGTGATATATATCTAGTAAAGTAACCATGAGAAGATCCTCCTGTCGCTACTGTGTAATAACGATTGGCAGATAAGTTTGCACCAGGTACATATTCACTCGTTTCAGTTGAATAAGTGGTCTTATCCATTCTTGACTGCTGAGCAGGTGAAGCGCTAGGGTTAAATCCACCACCAGTATATCCATGTGTTGCATTACCTGTTGATCCTGTATATCTACGAGCAGCACTTAAGTTAGCACCAGGAACTGCAGCAGTCGTATCAGTAGAATAAGTTATCCTCTCTAATGAAGAAAAAGGAGGTCCATTCTGAGAATCACGTCCAGCAAAAACATAACCCACGGATTGAGTTCCTGCTGATCCGTGGTCCCCCCTCCGTGTAAGTAATGCTGCACCAGGTACTCTAGCAGTAGTATCAGTAGAATAAGTTAACTTATCATTTATAGATGCACCTGACGAAGAGGGCCCATTACCAGTAAAATAACCAGCATTAGTATTACCTGTTGCAGCTAGATATTTTCTAGACCATGATAACTGAGCACCAGGAACACTAGAGAGGGAATTAGTGGAATAAGTCAACTTATCCATATATGATACTCCATTTGAAGAAGGAGCAAGTCGTCCACCACCATAGTAACCTGCATCAGAGTTTCCTGTTCCTGCTAATTGTCCCCTCTCATGATTTAAGTTACTGCTAGGAAGTGCTGCTGGTGTATCAGAAGAAATGTCGATTTTTTCTACATTTGATGTAAATGATGGTCCACCACCAGCAAAGTATGCATTGTTAAGAGATGGTCCGGCACCATCAGTATAACGAGTTGCCTCATCCTGAAGAAGTTTGATACTGCTCAATCCATTAGATCTTGCTCCGGATGATGCACCAGAATATCGTGCAGCACCTAAGTTGAGATTAGGGACTGGAGAATAAGTTGATGTACTATATTGAATTTTAACAAAATTACTAGTTATTGCCGGAACTGCTCTTCCACCACCAAAATAAGCAAAGTCACCATTTCCAAAAGATGCAACACCAAATTTACCTACCGGTAAAGCAGGAACATTACTAAAATTGTCTGTAGAATAATCTAATTTTCTTACGGTATCATATATGAGACTACCTGCTCTTCCTCCAGCTACCATTCCAAATGATGGGTTCCCTACTGCACCAGAAATTCTATACGATGCCGGATACTGCAAACTAGGTGAACTAGTGCAGGTTTCCACCGAATAATCCAATTTATCAATTGTTGATACTTCACTAGGATTACGACCACCAATAAAATACCCGGACAATTGATTTCCCATTGCTGATAAATCATTTCTTGCTGAATTCAATTGAGTCGCAGGTACAGCAATTCTAGTATCATCTGAATATTGAATTTTAGTAAATGATGATGTATCAGCACCAGCACCAATGTCGTAACCTCCACCAAAGTAACCATTTGTTTGATTGCCCGATGCAGCAGATCCTGCAACTTGGAAAAATAAATTTGCACCAGGAACATTTACTGTGTCATCAGTGGAATAGGTTAGTTTATCCATCGTCGAATAAAAACCTGGAAAATAACCACCACCAAAATAACCATCTGTTACGTTTCCTGTTCCACCAAAAGACAAACGTGCCAAACTTAAACCAGTAACAGGAGCAGGTGAGAGTGTATCAGTAGAAAAATCAACTTTTTCAATTGTTGATACTAAATCAGTAGATGTTTCACCACCAGCATAATATCCGGTATTAGGAGTTGGGGGAGAGTGCCATACTGTTTCTAAACCAACCCATTCATTAAGTGGTATTTTTTCCTCCGTTATTTTACTTAAGAAAAAAACTCCTCTGGTGTTTGCCATATCTAATAATACCTATGGTTAGAATATTTCCAATATTCTAAATTGCTATACCTATTTAGAATATCATCACTTAAAATGTCTTCTGGTTTTTTAGATTTTTTTTCTAGTTTCTCACGAACATGATGCATATCTTTTAAATACCACTGATCATCAACCTCTCGATGTGAATTTTCAATGTGATTAAAATCATGTTGATAATTATCTAGTTCTAAGAACTCATAGATCCCTGCCATTGTCTCATTAGGTTTTTGAATTAGATCATCATACTCAACTAAATGCAAATACTTTTTATCATCACCACGAATAAAAGCCTGTGATTGTGCCCATAGTGCCTGCTCAACTATACCATCCTTACTCATCAAATAATGACATCGATTATCATCATTGATTGGTAATCCAGAGTCTATTAAATACTGATCTACAAATGACACTTGATCAGAATTTCTCCTTATCATTGTAATAAATGAAGTCAAGATTTCGGTTATATTTCTGACTGGACAAATGATCTTAGGATTTGGAGTAAAAAAAGTCTTAAGCATCTGAATGTTATTACTCCATGCACGACAATGATCAATGATGATTGGTTTTTCTACTTCATCATAATAATCTCCAATGATACTTGAGATGACTTTATATGCAGAATTTGGTTTTGGATATCCAAGATACTGTTCACTATCCATAAAATACTGATTAGTATAATGAGTCAGTTCCAGTACAGGACTAACTGGTTCTGTATGAATATTCGGATTCTGATTGATAATACTCTTCAGCAACGTGCTTCCGGAACGTGGAAGTCCTGCCATAAAATAATACTTTTTATTCACTAGTCCCAATCTGTAGGATTAAAGAAAAATAACTGAACTATTCTACCATTTTCTAATGAATCCCCAAAATTATAGTTATGAGAATGCCATAAATCTGTTCTGAATATTACAATACGATTATACTTCATCGGTGATAACAAATAACGAGTCCACTTTTTTCTATCAAGACCCTCTCCATAAACTGTTGTCCACCATGCCTCTTTAGCCTCAGAATATCCATATTGTTTTGCCTGCTCATCTGTTTGAGGGCATCGTTCCATCTTGGTTTTGTTGTGTATCCAGAATGATGTTCCACCCTCATCAATGCATTGTTCCGGTTTATTCAGATAACATACGGCACCAAATTCCCAAGATGGATCAACATGAACATCTTGTTTAAAACTATCAGACTCTAATGACAATCTAAAATATCCATTTTTGGGTGCTGGAATTAATTTACGATTGAGTATTTGTTCAAACCTATCGTGAAGTTCCTTTGAATAATAATTATCATCAGAATTTTTACCAGGATAAGTATATTCACTTCCAGGATCTGGGTATGGAGAGTTCAGAGCAATTCTACGAACTTCATCTGGATTTTTATAAAAATTATCCAGAACAATAATATTACGACGCATGAATTTTCCTTTTATTATAGCACTAATTATATAACATTAGAAGTCGGAAGTGCAACGATCGAATCGAGTGCGTTATCTCTGGGACTTGATGCTGCTAAAGTATGTCTCTCAACAGTCAAGTCTGCACCAGGAACAGCAGATGTGGTGTCTGTTGAATGAGTGATCTTGTCCGTTGTTGATTTTGGACCAGGTTGTCCACCACCAAAGTAACCATGTGTTGAGTTTCCTGTTGCGGCAAGACGATAACGAGCAACACTTAAGTTTGCACCAGAAGGAAGAGCTGCAGTCGTGTCTGATGAATAAGTGACCTTTTCGACTGTTGATGCTGATCCTGGTAACCAACCACCAGCAAAGTAACCATGTGTTGAATTACCTGTTGCACCCTGGTGCTGCCGAGGAATATTCAAATTTGCTCCAGGAACTGCAGCAGTAGTATCGGATGCATAAGTGATCTTATCCGTTGTTGATCTTGGACTAGGACCACCACCAGAAAAGTAACCATTCGTTTGATTTCCTGTTGCAGCGTGATCACGATGCCCAACAGGAAAACTGGCACCAGGTACTTGCACTGTTGTTTCAGATGAATATGAAAGTTTATCCATTGCTGTAGATCCTGCCGGAGATGGTCCAGGGAATCCACCACCAAAATAACCCGCATCACTATTTCCCGTTGCAGCAGCTCTATTACGATTCGATTGCATGTTAGCTGCAGAGGGAAGAACTGCAGTCGTATCTGTTGAATAAGTGGCCTTATCAACACTTACAATATATGAAGGAGAAGGAGAGGACCCGAGACTAAAATATCCAGCAAGTCCATTCCCTGTTGCAGAAAGATATCCATTTGCTGCAGTCAAATTAGCACCAGGAACTGCTGCTGTTGTATCATTAGTAAAGTTAGTCTTATCCATTGTAGAAAATGGACCAGGTTGTCCACCACCAAAGTATCCTACGTTGGGACTGGTAACTGGTAAACCAGAAGTAGAAGGAGATGGTGTAGATACAGGAGGACTTAATCTAGGAACAGCATTAGCTACCGGACTAGATGCAGAAAGTTCGTTACGTGCTACAGTTAGACCTGCACTTGGAGCCGTTGATATTGTATCAGTTGAATAAGTAACCTTCTCTGAGATTGTAGTTCTACTAGAATTTGAAGGAGTATAACCACCTGTAAAATAACCACTGTCTAAGTTTCCTGTGGCCCCTGGCTCATTTCTAGTTGCATTCAATCTTGCACCAGGAACTGCTGCTATAGTATCTGTCGAATAAGTAATCTTATCCATTGCTGTTGTAGGAAACTCATCTATACCACCACCAAAATAACCATGAGTAGAATTTCCTGTAGCTTTATTTTCACTACGACCATCAACACTAGGGAAATTTGCACCAGGGAGTGCGGCAGTGGTATCTGTTGAATAAGTAATCTTATCCATTGTCGATACTGGATCTGGAAACACGTATCCACCCCCAAAATATCCAGCTGAGGGATTTCCTACTGCTGCAGTGCATCGTCGTGCTTGACTTAAATTTCCAGTGGCTGGAAGTGTTGCAGTAGTATCGTTAGAATAAGTAGTTTTTTCTACC